TATCTGCTACCGTAATTGTTGCGGGAACGATATTACCTGTACCGTCAAATGATGTTCCACCAATTGTTCTAGCTGTAGCTAATGCGGTTGCTGTATCGGCATTTCCAACCAAAGCACCCCTAAAATTAGTTGCTTGGAAGTCACCCAATGTTCCAGAGAATACTTCACTACTGTTGGTGGCATCTGGACGAAAAGAAAAGTACCCTGTGCTGTCATCATATCCAAAGAATCCAACCTTTGCTGCACTTCCGTTATGCCATCTAAATTGAATACCCCGATCTTTGTTATCATCACTACTTGGTGCGGAATCCCCACCTATAGTAAACACTGGATCAGATACAGTTACTTCTGTGGTGTTTGTGGTAGTCGTAGTTCCTGATACGGTAAGGTTACCGCCAACCGTGATGTTTCCTGTAGTAGTGATTGCATCAATAAAGGCATTTTTCCACCTGACCGCATCTGCACCCAAATCCACATCGCTATCTGTTTGTGGGCTAAATATACCATCTGCGACATATACTTGTTCAGCATTGGCCGCATAGAAATGTATCTCATCTGCGGTTTCAAAGTCTATTTTGGTTTGGTCATCTTCACCAATTTTTAAATCTGTAGCTAATATGCTTGTAATATTGGTCTGTGCGGCAGCGGCAGTACTAGATATGGATACATTGCCCAAGTTCGTCATGGTAGCTGAACCTGTTACATCACCCGTTATGGCAATATCTGGATCGCTTACATTAAAATCTAATGTGCCATCTCCATCTTCATAAGTTACTGATATTCCTGATTCAGTGTTGCTACTGACCATTGCACCAACGATATCTTGAATACGCTCTGCGTTAACCGTTACTGCACCACTAGAAACGGAGAAGTCTGTGCTGTCAAAAGATGCAATCCCTTTGTTGCTACTGGTTGCGTCCTCTGCTGACACCGTAACCGTAGCTGTTTCTGACCCACCGCCACTTACATCTATGCCTTCTCCTGCGGTTATATCAGTGACGTAGTTTCCTGTCGTATCTGTTCCTAATGCGATTGAATTGGCCGCAATAGTAGTAGATATGGTTACGTCTCCAAGATTGGTAATAGTTCCGCTACCTGTGACATCCCCACTCAACGTAATCGTAGAATCGCCAACATCTAGGTCTATTGTTCCATCGCCATCTTGGTATGTGACTGATATACCTGATTCTGTATTACTTGAAAACATTGCCCCTACAATGTCTTGCACCCTCTCCGCATTTACCGTTACCGCCCCACTTGATACGGTAAAATCTGTGCTATCAAATGATGCTACACCCTTGTTACTTGAGGTGGCATCTTCCGCTGAAACAGTAATTGTTCCAGAGGATTCTCCTACATCTATTCCTTCCCCTGCTGAAAAGGTGATCGTTCCACCCAATGCTGTGGCTGTGCTACTGCTTCCATCTGTGACGGTTATACTTGAATTAGCCAGTTTTGCGTTAGCGATACTACCTGCAAGCATAGTATTCGTTACTGTGCCGCTATCCCCTGTCCCTATAAGGTTTCCCGTGGTGGTGGGTAGGGTTATGGTTACATTACCTGAAAACGCACTGTGAGCAGCCGCTTGTAGCCTTGCATAATGAGCGTTGGAAACCTCACAATAAAAATCTATTCGGCTTTGTGTACCGCCATTTTTAAGAGATATTGAGCCGTGAGTAAATTGTGTGGGTGTAGACGTAGCCCCTGCAAAGGATAGGTCAACGGTATCATCAGCACTTGCAACCAGTTTTGTATCCGCATCTGCATCAATAATTAGCCCTTGACCGTTCAAATCTAATGATGTTGCTACTACCCCTGATGTTATCGTGGGGGTATTTAAAGCGGGTGATGTAAGCGTTTTATTGGTGAGTGTTTGCGTACCTGTAAGCGTTGCTACTGTGGAATCAATGGCAAAAGTTACCGTGTTCCCGCTTGCTGTACTATCAAGCCCAGTGCCACCTGTAAACGTAAGTGTTTCACTATCTAGGTCTATCGCTATGGTAGTTGACCCGTCTGTGATATCTAAATCTTGGGCTGTAACCTGTGAATCAACATATGCCTTTAGTGATTGTTGTGTAACCAGTTTTGTGGCTGAATTAGAGGACATATCGTCCTCATCTAGAACCCCTGTTACGGTTGCCCCGCCACTGGTAAACGCTAGATTATAAAGTTTTGCCGTAAGTGATTCTGCTGCACTACTTTGGCTGTCCACCCATTGAGTATTTCCGTGGTCATATACAATCAGTGAACCTGCTGTGCTTGCTGTGGCATCTACCACTGAACGGCCAAGAATGGCGTTAGGACCCTCTGGACCCTGTTGCCCTACCACTACTACTGAAATGTTTGAGCTATCTTCTACCGTTATGGTGTTAACTTGGCTAGTCGCATCAGTTACTTCTATCGTGTAAATGCTACTCATCTACTGATATTCCTTCTCACTGAGTATGTACCCTCTAACAACCTAGTAACTACACCTGATCCAGAGGTAATTTCTAAGTCATACACGCCATCACCTGCTGTGAGATTAGCTGTGTCCGTTGATGATATCAAAAGGGTTACGGTTCCTGCTGCACCGCCTAATGTGATCCCACTGTTGCCTGTAGTGAGCGTAACGATTGCACTTGAAGCCTCTGGGTTTTCTCGCAAATCCATCTCACCACTTGCATATCCAGTAAGATTTATCACTGAACCGTTACTGTCTTTTAGCGTGAGCGTTTGGTTAAACGTAGCTCCCTGTTCTATTACAAAGTGATGATACCCTGCGGCCATAGTGCTTCCTCAATATTGCTAACTGCTGTTAGTTATTCTATTCCTAAATCTGGAACAGTTGAAGCATCTGCTTTATTTGGTTGTTTTTTTACGTCTTGTTTTCTTGGTAGTCTTTACTGGAGTTGCTTGTTCTACGTTAGCAGTAGATTCTACTTTAGTTTCCACCGCCCATCCGTTAGATACAAATACCTCCATCAAATCCTTCTGCCATTGTGCCGTAGTTTCAACCACTTCATCAAGGGTATAGAGTCTGGATTGCGTACCTTCTTCATTTGCCGTTCCTGCTTTGGGAACGATTATTTTATAAGCCATTATCTTTACCTATAAATGAAAGGGGGCAGAACTTCTACCCCCTGACATCCTTTTACCTTTATGAAGCGTGTGCTGTAAAGGCGTTATCAGTGCTATGTCTAGCGTGGCCTCTAACAACCATCGCCCCAATAGGGGTTCCGTTGCTGTGAGTACCAGTTTTGGCTAGTACAACCCTGATATATCTACTATTACCGACATACCCTACACGGAAAATGCCTCCTGTTGTATCTGGGTTTCCCCCTGCTGTACCGTCCAATTTTAGGAAGATACCGCCAGAAGAAATAGTGCCATCAACAATGGATGCCTGTGCTACATCAGTGTAGGTGCTGTCATCATCAGATTCCTCTAATGAGAGTTCAAAGTATACTGATGAAGATAAAGTATCTCCTTCAGCACCAACATCTACAAGAACAGTAGCACTTTCATAACCTTGTAGGTCAACTCCAGTACCATTTGCTGCCGCAGTCTTAACCGCATTGATTAGAGAAACGGCAGGGTTAATATTATTGGATAAATCTTTCATATTTCACCTACCTTAAGCTGCACATTTTTGTTTAACAATGGCCTCCGCTTGAACCACTTGTCCACCAACCCTACGTCTTGCAACATATCTAACATTGCCTGATGTAGCTTGAGTGAATGGATCACGCAAGACCGCCATTTGTACACGATCAACAACCATGTACGCCCTTCGGAAGTCACCGAAAGCCACTGGGAAAGTATTGCTACCTTCAGATGGCATATCTGTAGCTTCAACGTATGGATAACCAAGAACAGTGTTAGTTACACCGCCAGTTAGCATCATACCTGCTTGGAATACATATTGTCCCGCTGTGTCTTTTAGCTTACGGATGCTTGCCAAAGTAGTACGGTTGAAAACGAAAGTTCCGTTTCTTGCATACTCTGACTTGATTCCGTGAACCAAGCTAATAAGACCATCAGCTAGGATTGTTGACGCATGACCAGAGTTTACGCTACTAACGTCACCGTTAGTCATAAATCCTTCTGGTTTACCAACAGCGTTGCCAGAAACAAATGCTGTACCTTCAGCCTTCGCAAATTGCTCTGCGAACTCTGCTTGCATTTCTGCTTCTAGGTCAAAGACGCTATCTTCTAAGTCCTGTTCAGAAATATCTACCAAGGCATAATGCTCATGAGCAGGTATTTCTTCTAAACCTACTGCGTATCCTGTAGTTTCTGATCGTGTGCCTGTTTCAGCTACCCATGATGCAGAAAATTGGGCTGTACGCTTCGGGATTTGTATAGAACGCTGTCCTGTAGCTCTAATCCTAGCAATGCTTCGGATTGGGCTTATTTCAGTGACAGTTTTTAACAGTTCACGAACATACTCTGGGGGAGCTAAGTATCCACCAGTGGTATCATTGCTTACTGTTAAGGCTTTCTTTTCCATCTCATCAAGCCCTTCCATTCCCTTACGGCAATATTTATCAAATGATTGGACAGTAAAATCAACAGATTTTGTGTCAACACCTGATGCGGGTCGTGAGATAACAGTCTCAAGCTGTTGTACCTTTTCAGCTACTTGGTCTTGAGCCGCCTTTTGTTGGACGATGTTCTGGTTGATATCTTCCAAGCTATCCATTTTTTCTTCCATCTTAGATATCTTGTCGTTCAATAACGGATCATCACCCAACCCTTTTTCAATTCGGTCTAATCGCTCATCATTTGCAGTTTTGAATTCAGCAAATGTTGAAGCCATTTCACCGAGAGCTTGCTTTACATCATCAGACATAATCAGCACTCCTTTAGGCTTTTAATGTTTGGGTTAAGTTTTTTATAGCGTCTACTAAATCAGTTGCATCAGCTTTAGCTTCTAGCATCTCGCTATCTGCTTTATCTAAAAACGCCTGATGGACAGCTTTTGCCGCCACTTTTGCCTCTGAACGAGAAATGTTGAAAGCATCACGCAGACCATTCTCCCATTCTCTGATGGATACCTTCTCAGCCTTTACACTTAGAACCGTAGCTTTTGGGTTCATTGGAAAGGTAACTAAGCTGATTTCCATCAAATCAACTTCGCCAATCGTTCGTTTTTTGCTTCGCTTATCGTAAGTTACCTCTTTGGGATTGGCTCTAAAACCTATAGACATTCCGTCCAACGCACCCATCTTCAACAATTCATAAGCGTCCCGCCCTGCTGTTGATTTAAGTGCTAACCTACCTTTAACGAACAATCCGTGATCATCTTCTTTAACGCTGTCAAATACACCGATAGGCATATCTGATTTGTGTTGATACAAAAGTTTTACCCCTTTTGCACCACGTTTTCTTAAACTTTTTCTAAATGCTCCGCTTTCAATAACATCGTTTCCTAAATCTTTATTATTGAAAACGCTTGCATAGCCCTCAAAGCGACCATACTCATCATCTTCTGTATCGCCTTTTAGTTGTAAATCTGATTTGATTTCTAAGAACTGGGGTTCGGCTTTTTCGTCCTCTTCCTCGTCCATGATATTGCGACTGGGCTTTTGATAACTTACGTCCCTACCTGTAGCCTCCACATAATCTGCATGGGAATTGCATGGCATGAAGATTATATTGCCATCTTCATCATGTGAATGGGAGCCAACGCACCCGATTTCCTCTGCCCTTGCTACCGCTTCCTCTTCAGTGGTAAAAACATCTCGCCTTATTTGCTCTTTTGTTTGCTGAACCTGACTAGGTTCTTCTTGAACATCAATGGTTCTGGCAGTTGCTAAATCATTACTCATAGAAAATGCCCATTTGAAAACCAAATATTAGTGTATTTTTTATCATATAACAACGATAAGTCAATATCTACCAGTTACAAATCTGCCCCTTCTGGTATCTCTGATGGTGGAAGCGGTGTTTTATCTTTAACTGCATTGATGATGTCTGCGATTTTATCGTGAGCAAAACCCCTTTCCCCCATATCTGGTGGCTCTTGCCCAAATTCTTTTTTATATATGCTGATAAAGTCCTGCAAACTAACCGCTTCTTCTAACGTCAAAGTATTTCTCCTGTTGCATCAAATTGCTTCAAAGCAGATTCAAAATCACGCATTAGACTTGGAAACTTGTCTTCTACCCATTTTTTTGCTTCTGGTTTGTTAAGTATAGCAAATAAATTAGCGAAATTTTCTTTTTGTTTAGCACCACCTTTTACATAATATCTTCTACCATGCCCCCATGTTCCGAACCTATCTTGAAACTCACCATTAGTAATACTATCTACGATATCAGAACAATTTTCTGCACCTGAGAATCTTGTCACTGTTTTTTCTATTGTTATACCTCTTGCTTTAATTATTTTTTTCTCAAATAATTGATCTTTCCACTTGTTTAGCAATGCAATATCTTCTGTAGTGTACTGAGAAAATCTTTTATCAAAACCATACTTTTGACGCTCTCCAAAGGTAGATTCTTTTAGCCCTTCAATAGACCAAGCTACATTTCTTCCTCTATTACCTTGTTTTTCTCCAATCATATAGTCCACATGATGCCCATACTCATGAACTAAAGTTGTTTTTTTAAAACCATAAGTTTTGCCTAATTGTGCCCTTAAATAATGCTGATACCAGTACACACCAGTTTTCTTTTTTCGCTTTTTGGGAACAATTTCCACTGTGGGAGGCTTGGGTAATTTAGCCGCCACTGATGCCGTTAACGCTGTCAAATCTTCCATAAGCTCACGTTCTACCAAGTCTCCATCTTCCCCTGTAACTAATTCTGCGATACGCACTTGCGGTTTTACTGTGCTTTCTGGTTTAGCCGTATCTATGGCATCTTCCATATCTTCATTATTAACGTATACCACGGTGCATCTGCAATTTATGACATTCCTTGCACCTCCACGGGGATCACCTGTAAACCTCATTCTTGCCCCACCAACAAGGAAATCCTCGTCCATTTCAACGATTTGTCCATTGGCCGCTGCATGGGCAGATCGTGTTCTACCATCTGCTGTTGATACCCACCTCTTGCTCATGTTTACGCCAATGCTGTCTCGTAACACCTCATGATAAGCGTGTTGTGCATGACCTACAGCACTGTGGGTTTCTGTACGGGTAATCAATGCTGCCCTAGATTTGCTTATTTGTGGGGCTTTGTTTCTGATTCGGTCTGCTATCTCACGCTGAGATAATCCATCTTCTAGGAACCCTTCACCTATAATCCGATTAATTTGCTCGGATATGTTAGAAAACACATTTGCAAGAACAAGCTCCCTATCTTGTAAATATGCTCTGCTAAGTCTTTCTATGTCTACGTTTCGGCCAAAAACAGACATTGTTTCTGCTTTGGTTAAATCCTCGTATCGTTCCTCGTTTTGCTGAAATACGGCTTGGTAGACCTTTCGGATATGGTTGGATAGTACCGCAATCCCTTCCTCTCGTAGCTGAGATTCTACAACAAGAGGTTCATAAGTGTTTGATTCTATTGAGCTTGCGGCTGTTCTTACGCTTTTGCGGATAACAGTTTCTAGCTTTTTGAGTAATGGGCGTTCTAATGAGCTTCTTAATCTGGCTTGCCTTCGTGCTTCCTTTCTGACGTTTACACGGCCAAGCCTAAACGATCTAAGTTGTTTAAGTGCATATTTATTCATTAAAACAAACTGTAATTAGTTTTAATGTAGATATTTACTTTTCTTTTAGATGTTTGTTTCCAAGTATTTCGGTGACTGATACCGTTTCTTTGGGATACCTTTTCCCACCCTACGCCTTCCCAGAACATATTACTTGGCAAGTCATCTGCACAACCGCACACGAAATTCCACCTCCGTTTACTCAATCCATGAGTCATGCCCTGATCTAACAACGCCTTGCCTCGTTCTATCAATCTCGCATCTTCTTGAATAGCAATCTGATTAACTTTGGCTTGATGTCCAAACGACATAAGTAAAAATCCCACCAAGTCGGTATTCTCTTCACATACCCATAGTTTATCGTTGCACGTTTTTGACCATCTATCTCCGTGTTTTTCCCCTGTGATTGCCGCTTCATATGCGGTTTTGGGAATAAACCCAATAGCGTGGCTTTCTTTTTTTGACAGATCGTTGATGTACGGCAAATCTTTAAGCGTAGCAAGGCGAACTTTCATTGTTACTTGCTACTTAATGGATGTCCTTTTGGGAACAAATCTGCATCATGTTTGCCCCCTTGATATCGCCCTGACCGCAATGCAAATAAAAAGCTGTTTACTCTGGCATATGCCCATTGGTCAGCACTTTGTACTCTTGGACGCACACTGGATGGATTGGTACGATACGCACCCACGCCCCTAACGAACACCGCTTCTAACATTCTGTAGGTTGCTCTTTTAGTGGGCTTGTCTCCATACTTTTCATTGTGTTCCTTAACTTTTTCAGTAAGACCACGCTTTACTTTATCGCTAACTCTTTGTTTTTCTTCAGCTTCTAATTCTTTTAGCTCATCTATTGTAAAATCTTCACAGGCTATTTCTTCCCATTTTCTACCTTCTAGCTTTTTGGTTAGCTCTAGAATGACATCTTTCATTCCTTGCTCACCAAGCCTTTTATTGATTACGCCCCATTTTATTTGAGCTACCAATCCTGCCACATTGCTCATATTTGGCTCATCACCCTCTGCAAAGTGGTTGCCATCTCTCATGTGTCTAGCCGCCCACGCTTCCCGTTCTTTGATCCAATCCAAGACCGCAGGAGTGGTTGATCCATCTCTTGCTCTGCCCCAGAGCATGAAGGCTTCATTTCCTCGTATATTTCCACCTGCTTTCCAAATTTGCTTACCAACACCCACTTCTTTGAGATTTTTCGCAAAGTCATAGTCAAACTGAGGGTATTGTGAGTTTCGTAGGGATATCTTTTTATCCTCCCCTGCTTTGGGAAAGTTGGTTTGCTTTGTTTCATCTTCATTATCTTCATACATCCCCATCCCTTCATCTGTCACTGGGGCTTCTGGTTCTGGCGTGGCTTCTGACCCTAATGGGAACAGATTTGCACTAATGTAAATATCATCACCCCCTGTAATCGGACTGAGGCCAATTACCTCTCTGGCTTCATTCCTCGTCATAATCCCTGCATTGACCGCAGAAACTACGTTTTCATAGGTCTTTCTTTTGCGTTCTGCAAGGGCAGGTATGCCTTCTATGTCATAACAGAAATCTAAATCTTCCCCAAACAACGGACTAAGCCACTCATTCATATCACTTTCAATCAAACGCAAGTGCGGAATAATCGTTTCTTCGTACAATGCTAGACGAGCTTCTGCTATGTTGCTGTAGGTTTGGCTATCTGGGACACCTACCAGTTGGCTCGGAACACCAAAACACAAAGCTATGTCCGTTGCACTCATATGCTTTAGGTTTATGAAATCCATATCCTTGGGTGAAAGCCCCATTTCCCGCCAATCAAAATCGCCCTCTAATAACAATGGCCTTCCTGCGTTCCCTGTGCCTGTGAAGCGGTTATTTAGGTCTGTAAGTAGCTGTTGCCGTTGTGATTCTGTCAGGTTTACTGAATACCCTTGGTCATCTTTAGGTTTAAATATTACTGCACCTGATGGCCTTGCTCCGTTATTTAAAAGATTGATGTTGTGTTTTGAAGCTAGGTTATGTTGGTCTACCTCTACTGCTGCCGCAGATAATGGGCTACAACCGTAATAATCGTCTAACGGATTCCATAGTTTTATGTGCTTTACTTCACTGAAACCATTGTCTTGGTCTACTGCATACTCTTCTACAACCCTGCCATTTATCATGTATTCGTACTTTTCTGGAATGGGGTTGTTACCGCCTTTGATAACAATTCTATCTGGCCGTAATAGATGTAATTCTCTGGGAGCCATATCTCCACCTACCTTGAGAACGTAAGCGTTCCCACTGAGTAGTAGGTATCCAAATAATGAACTGAAAAACTCTGTATTGCTTTGCTGTGGGTTTGGTCTATCTAACAAATCCAACATTGGGTGCATTTCTAGAGGGGTATCACCGCTTTTAAGCATATATTTTACAGCACCCGCACCTTTGGCTATCTCGTTGACGCATCGGTACACTATAGCGTTTTTTAAATACCCTTCTTGTGCTAAATCTTGATAGTTGTATTGACGGCTTTCGCCAGATCCAACGCCAAAATAACCGACCATGTTGCCCTGCTGTTTTGTGCTATTGGCTTGAAATATATTTTTGAACCTATCCATTATTGCCATGTTAGTTGATTCTCCAATTTGCACCTCCCTTTGATTTGCTTAGTTCAGATAACCCCCATACTAGGGCATCTAATCTATCTGGGGATGGCTTTTGTTGTCCTGAATATGTAGTCATTTGTGACTCTAATTCAGAAAAAAATCCCACATGATGGACACGCCTTTGCTCATAGAGAGCCGCTATCGGTTCTGCTCTTACCATCTTGCCCCGACTAGCTCTCACTGATCTGTAAGGAATATTGCTATCTATATTTCTTAACAGCCTTTCCACTAGATCGCCACCGTTGTTTACCTCTGCCACAATACGATCTGCCTCGTATTCGTAAAACATTGATATTGCTATTCTGCCCCATTTTTCCGCAGAATACACCCCCGACACATCTTTGAGTACATAATATTCATCTTTGTGGTCTTTTCCCACCACTACAATCCCTGTTTCATCTGAATCTATGTTAGCAGTAACCGCAGGGTCAACAGCTACCAGAATGTTAGAAAGTTCCGTTCTTTCCTTCCTTTGCACTCTAGTTTCTTCTATCAAATGTTGACTCCATAACGCCCCTTCAAAGTCCTCCAGTATTTCCGCATACAACTCTTGTCTGCCAAGCCTAGTATTAGCGTATTTGTCCTCTAGCTGTTGAATCGCACTTTCTGCTAGGTTTTCCTTATTTTCAAAGGTATTTCCTCTGGTCGTTACTGTTCCAGTCCTTTTTACAAGGTTTTTTATAAGTTGAGTGGGTTTGGGTGTGGTAGTAATAACGCATTGAGGTAACTTTCCCAAACGCAACCCAAACATCAGTTGATCAAAAGTATCTGGATATTGCCATGATGCCAACTCATCGCACCATGCTCTATGGAACTGTGGCCCTCGCAATCTATCGGGTTCTGTAGCACTAAACCCCATAATTTTGCTTCCGTTGTATAGGTTTATCTCTGATGCAGATTGGTTATACCCCCTTCCTCTTCCTCCAAGCAAACACTCTCTAGGTAGAAACGACATGATCCCAGAGACTCCACCAAACGCCACACGCCTTAAATCTCCAAAGGTTGGTGTGACTACGGCTACCTGTACATTAGGATTTTTTAGTGCGTACAAGGTGGCATCCATCGCCCCTGTTAGGGTTTTACCCCAACCCCTACCCGCTAAGATTAACCATATTTGATAGTCACCAAATGAAGCTACTGGTGGTGTTAGTTGGTTATCTCTGGCTGTTTTAAACCATTCATTGTATAGAGTGATTGACTTTTGATGCCCTTGATTCGGCAAGCTCGTCAAGTTGCTCCATAATCTCTCTGAAGGCTTCTGGACTGCTGACATCTGCTGATACCTTGCTTATTTCTTGTGCTTGCCCTAAGGCAAGTTTCCCTAGTTTTTGTGCATTTACCGCTACATGAGACAATTCCCGTAAATAGGAAGCAGGATTATTTTGATTTTCTGGGCTTGCCATGTGCTTTTGGAGTTCTCTTCCTACATTTGTAAGCATCCCCTGTGCTATGAGTAGAGCATTATCATCTAGTTTCTTGCTTTCGTTGACCATTCGCTTTACCCGATCTTGCTCTATTTGCGTGGAAATCTGCGTCTGGATACGGTTTTTTTCTGCTTGCCAATCCTGTTTTTCTGCCCATCTATATAAACTAGCTCGGGCTACACCGTACTTTTTCACAAGCGTATCTATGCTTGGATATTGCCTCACCCCATCATCCTTTTCCACACCAAATATAAACTCTTCCCTTATTTCCAGTGCTAACTCTTCTGTTATTTTTTTAGTCATACGTTATCAGCCTGTCCTATCCAGTCTCATTTTGCATACGCTTTTTAATCAAAAGTTGGTTTCTGCTTTCCCATGATTTGCTGTATTCCACATTTTCAAATAACTTACTAAACCCTGTTATATGTTTCAATCTTAATAACTCTTCTGGCTCCATGCCAATCTGATTACAAATATCCTTGTCTGACCATCCGTTCTGTAGCATTTCAAACACCATGTTAGACATTCCCTTTACTGTATGTTTACCTCTTGCTCGGTTATGCCTAACAGTAGATGCCATTCTTTCGTTCATGTCTTTATCTAAGACCACAATAGGTACACATCCATCGGTGCTTTCCAGAATATCTTGGTTTTCTTTTGCGGTAAAATACCGATGAAACCCATCAACGA